ATTGCCATATCTAGCAGACCAGACCAAGTAGAGATACCACCATCAAACGAAACTGTCACTGGAATCTTCGACTTCTCGCGAACATAGCGTGACTTCTCAACGTTGATGATGAAGTTGTAGCCAACCAAGTCAGTACCATCTTTATCTTGCTGACGACCGACGATGTAGATATTCTGAGCGGAATAGTAGATACCTGTACCACCAGATACGATAGCTTTCGGGAACATGCCCTGTTCCATGTAAATATGATTGACAACAATCATCGGAATATCTTTCAATGTCAGATGCGGTGTAAACATACGGAAGAACGACTTGAGTTGCTTGGCACGAGTCATGTCACCGACCGATTTACCATCAAGTGCATCTTCGACTTCTTTCTTAGAAGCAAGATTACCGATGGAGTCAACGACGATGATAACTTTATCACCACGCTTCAATTCATTCATCTGTTGCATGACGTCAAACTTAATCTGTTCGATATCAGTAATAGGAGTATGCATCACGCGCGAAGTATCAATACCGAACGAATCAAAGTACGATTGCGGAGTACCGAACTCAGAGTCATAGAATAGCAACGCAGCATCAGGATATTTGTCCATGTAGGACTTTGCCATCAGCAAGGTGAACGCAGTTTTGAAGTGCTTAGATGGACCAGCCCAAACGGTCAGACCAGGAGTCATGCCACCATCAAGGCGACCAGACAACGCGACGTTGATTGCTGGGATTTTAGTTGGAATCATATCCTTCTTAGAAAACAGAACAGAATCTGCTAGGATATTAGTTTCTTTAATAGTTGAATTTTTCTTTAGTTTTTCAAGCAATGCGGACATAGTAAACCTCTCATGAATATAGTCATATTATACGCTATTACAGCGCATTAGTAAAATTATTGAAGCGATAATAGCTTCTTTTTGAACTCATCAATTTTGGCAACACGGTTTGGCCACAAGATGTATTCGTTTTCTGGGTTCTTAGCCAGATTGTTAAGCAATGGCATGACTGCGTTAATTACTGCTGTTGTCTTTGCTTTTTGTTCAGCAAGCTGAGCTTGAAGTTGCTCAACCTCTGTTCCTAGCTTTTCATTAGGAATCTCATCCGCAGCCACGGTAGAAAAACCAAAGTCAAAGTCAAAATCGAATTGATTCGTACTCATGAGAAGAAATCCTCTAGGGTTGCTATTTGCTGAGTTTTCATATTAGCAGCAGAAGCAATGGTTGTTATAGGAGTAAGGAAGCCGACATCAATGTGGTCTTCGCGATTAATATACTTTTCGAGCCTAAACTCTGGCGGTAGATATCCAGCTGGGAATGCGATAACTTCGCACTGCGCTGGATTAGGAACAACCAAGGAAACGAACTTAATCTTGTCACCATCAGAGATCCTTGGGTATTTATTAGTCAGATTAAGTTTGCGCAGGAAATCGTTGTATTGTAAGGCACCTTTGACATGCATCGGAACACCCTTGTCACCCAACTTGTACTTTGACATTTCTTTTACAGAACTGTTGCGCGCGATGTCAGCTGGATTAGCTTCGTTAAACTTATCACGGAACGATTCGATGTAATCAAACAAAGCAGATTGGTCGCCTTTCAGGATTATCTTCGCTGCTTCTTCGATCGCGCCACGACAGATAGTAGGAGTTGATGAACGAACAGCTTCGATGCCTGTCATCTTAAACTTGGCTTCCTTGAACGCAACACCCTCGTTGTTCCATACTGACATGATGTAACGCTTCGCGCCAGTCCAGATCGCAGACTCAGCAATCGCTTCTCGTTTCATAGCCATGGCTTGTTCGAATGCATTCATTTCTGTGGCAAGTTCGCCATAGAACTTATCGATGTATGGCTGAATCTTTCCTTCGCAGACTTGGTCTAGGAAGTCAACTTTCTCAGCGGTGGTCTTATCAGGTACGAACTTGTTTACCAGATCTTCCATCTCGATATACAACGAGTCAGTATCTGAAGCGATGACGTAGTCTTTGTCAGTTCCGAGGAGTTTGCGTAGATATTCGTTCATGCGATTCATCGCCCACTGGATGGAAACCTGACCTGACAGAGTAATCGCTTCGGCGAGGTCATCTGAATAGAAGCGGAAGTATTGATTCGACAACGCACCATAAGCTGAGTTAAGTGAGATCTTCTTAGCCATCTGCATATTGTTATACTGTACGATCTTACGTTCTAGTTCCTGATTGCCTTTGTCGTTCTGCAGTTGCTTCTGACATTCAATCATCATCTTCTTGAATCGTTTGCGATCCTCGTAGTATTTCTTCATGAGCGCAGGTAGGAAACCCTGCTTGTCGCGCGAGAATACTGCACCATTACCAGCGACGGTTTGGTTTTTAGATTTAGCTGTGGTGATTGAATCTTGCCAATGCTCGGTGTTCTTTAGAACTGAGTCTGGTCTGATTCCCATTAGAGTTTCGACGAAGCACTCAGGCGAGATGTTGTACTGCATGATTAGATGCGGATACAGACTATTCAAGTCAAACGAAACAACCCAGTTGTAGCGACCGACTTCAGGATGCTTAACGAAAGCACCAGCGATCTGCGCATCTTTACGACTATCTTTCTGCATCGGAATCACGACACCTTGGTCGCGCAGATAGTTGTGAATGATAACATCCCATAGCAACACAGAAGTCATCGCGTCACCGTAGTTGACCTTGGCATCATACGCAATAGCACAAGCCTGTTCGATAAACTTCATCTTCTGCTCGAGTTTGACAACGAGCGAAACGTCTTTGACGTTGTACTCCATATACAGTTGATGATTGCGCTGATACAGATCGTCTAGGTTTGTATAACCTAGTTCGCGATAGTCAACTTTCTTCTCGCCGAGTTCTACCTGAGAAATATAGTCAAGTGAATACTGTTCTTGTTTGATGTAGGTGAACTTCTGATACAGCTGAATGTAGTCAAGAACTGGAAGTCCGACCAACTCGACGATGTTCTGTTCTCGTCCCATCTTGTCGTAATATGTACGGAACTCCGTCATATTCCAAGGCGACATCTTCTTGGCTTCTTCCTCGTTAATCTCATTAGCAATACGCTGATACAGATAAGGAATATCGAAGCCATCTACGTTCCAGCCAGTCACGATATCCGCATCAAGCTCACGCCACTTGCGAATAAACTTCATCAGCATTTCTTTTTCTGAAGTGCACTCAACGCACACGATATCTTCGTTGTGCGGGATGAATCCTTTGAGTGCCCAAGCATAGTAAGTGATACCATCGCTGATAGTGATGGCAGTCACAGCTTTGTCAGCTGTCTTTAGATTAGGGAAGCCACCGCGCGAATCAGTTTCGATATCGAGATAGGTTATGCGAAGTGCTTTTACATCGAAGTCCATTTCGCCTGGATACTCATCGTTGATGTAAACATATGGCCAACGATTCATGCCATAGTATTCAAACGACGAGATGTCCTTGTATTGTTTAGCAAAGTCACGTGCTTCACCGATAGAGTCAAACTGAATCTTATCAACTTGCTTGCCATCTAGCGTTTTGTATTGGCTAGGTTGCTTGGTAGGAACGAACAGATATGGTTTGTATGCGATGCGACGCTGGACTCGTTTGCCATTTTCATAGCCACGAACCAGCAGATCGTTTCTTCGTTGTTCAACAGAGGTGTAAAACTTCATCAATACTTCTGCCCTTCGAACCATTTGGTCGGGCGATCGTCTAGGTGAGCGAGTTCTGGGTTTTGTTCAATTAGATTCAAGAGTTGTTCCATCATCATTAGATTACATACAGCGTGACCGATGTGACGCGCTTTCGATTCATGGTCGATATCGTCACCCATCTCAATAGCAGCGAGATGTCGTTTGACACAGCCGATGTATTGACTCATCGGTCCACCCTTCGCCCAGTTCCATGGCGCATACTTGTTAGCACCATAAGCAAAAACATCGGCGGTTGATTTAAGAAGATGGGTTGGTACTAGGTCGTACCGAGTTTTATTTGCATTGTAGCGAGCGCATGTGCCAAATTCCTCTGACTCAAGGTCGCCCTGTGCTGGCTTTTCTTTCTTACTCATAATCTCTCCAAAGTTGGAGTGGGCATTGCACCCACTCCAATATCATACTATAAAATCGCGAATTAGTAAAATTATTTACCGATTGATGTCAACCAAGCAACAACTTTTTGTAGCCATGTTGGTTGTTTATCTTCAGCCCAGACAAAAGATGCTGGTTCTGGTTGCTTTGCGTTGTCGCGGAAGAAAGGCATTTCAACTACTTCTGGTTTTGCTTTTTCAGCTTTCTTAGCAGAAGCAAGATTACCATCTAGCTTTTCTTTCTTCTCGCCTTTAGCAGCGATTGCCTGAACGCGAGATTTCTTAGAAGGATAGTATCGCTTCTTTTTCTTCTTTGGAGTAATAGCATCTGCTACAATCTTTGCAGCTTGTGCTTTATTCGTTGGTTTCTTTTCCATTATTATCACCTTGTACAATTGTAATTAAATCGGGATCAAAATAGTTTTGTCCTTTTAAGACTTTACCATCCTCCCTGTATATTGGCTTCCCGTCCAATCCTAGCTTAGACATGTTAGAACGATGCACCTCGTTAAAACATTTATCTAAGTCAATACCAAATGCGTGACCTGCACCATACACCACGTATAGCAAATCGGTCAGCGCATCAGCAACTTCGACAATATCCTTGTCACGAATTGCTTCCTTCAATTCGCCCAGTTCCTCTGCAATCAATTCAACTCTTAGCTTGCAGACATCTTTCGATGGGAACTCAGCTTTATACTTAACTTCTTGATTGAAGGTATGCATAAACACACCGACATCTTCAAAGTTACTCAGCTGTTCTTTTCTTCCATTATAAAATTTGTCAGTCATATTAAAACTTCTTTCCAATTTTGTATTTGCTAATCAATTCCCACTCATGTTTTTCTTTGTGAGGAATCACTTTAATGAATTTCATTGGAGCTTGGTTTTCTTCGCTCAACTTAGGATTCACTAATTCAATTAAACCCCAGTCAGCCAACAAGTTCGCAATAGTATTTCTACGCGCAAGATCTTCATCATCCAGCGATGATGGCTTTCCGTCTAATGCGAAAAGTTCTTTGAAATGCACGATGTAATACTTACCGCGTTTGTGTAGTATATGGCATGACTGATATAAGGTTTTATTTTTCTCCGAAGCCACACCGACTCTAGTTAATGTTTCCTTAACCTTTAGAAAATCATCTTCCTGATGTAGCTTCACTTCGACAAAAGTATCTAATGAAGTCATTTTGTATTTCCACCTTTTTGTAATTTTTGTAATATAAGGTCAATTTGTTCGGTGGTTAATACTGTAGAGATATCTTTTGCTTTTTGGACACTGCAACCATAATATTCGGCGAGTTGCATGACAATTTCATCTTTACTGGCTTTAGCCCACTTCGAAAATCGTTTGTTCTTACGAATACT